CTGGATCCATGTTGTTGTTTATGATTGTATCAAAGTCTATAGCAGCTAGTTCTGGTTTAAATTTATTAGCTATATGTGTTGCAAGTTCGTGTCTTATTACGTCCAATGCTTGTTCGTTTACTGCCTCTGCCATACCTCTTTCTAAAGATGATTCAAATGTTTTTACCAAGGCATCTGTTAAATCTGCTTCGGATATATCTCCACGAAAACCAAAATCTTCACCAGACTCTAGGTCTGGTTCTCCTCTACTAGTAGCATCTATAAATCCAATAACAGGTCTAATCTGACTATCGTCATAACCTTTTTTTCTTAAATTCATTGATAAGATATCTTCAAAATGACTTTCTGTAAGACTACTCCATCCAGTTCTGCCTGTGTCCTCTGGTTCTTCTTTACCATATCCCCACAACATGCCTTTTTTGTTCAACCTTCTTTCTTCTCCAACATCACTAGTTCTTTTACCTAGATCTGTAAAAATGTCTCCAGCCATGTATTGAATGTTTGATCTAAGAGGCATGTGACCAAAAACTAATTCTTGTAAACTTTTTGTTTCACGAGGAAAACCAAGTTGTCTTAGATACGATGCGTTCTCGTCTGATTGAATGTTAAAGGCTTTCTTACCTAGTCTTCCTTGTTTGTTATACACTAAAGGAAGATTTTGTCTTACATCTCTTATGTTACCACTTGCAAAAGGTTTCACTTTCATGGGAGTTTTTATTTTGCTTGTTTGAATCTGCTCTGCAATAATTTTAGCAAGTCTGTCTGGCGCTGGTTTATCAAACTCACCGTTTTGTGCCATTTGAAATCCATCAAATTCTCTCATAGCAGTTTGACGAGGATCATTACCAAAATCTGTACCTTCAAACTGATCCATTTGTTCAAGACCCTCTCTAAAATTTTTTGCCATGTAATCATAATCTTGATCGGTGAACAAAAAACTCTCAAGCATAGATTCTACTTTATTTAGTCTTTCACTAGGTAACTGTCTGCCACTAACTGACCTATCTTCTTTCTGTTTAGAAAGTGCTTTTACATAACGCATGACATCTTTCGGTAGAGTTTTTCTTAAATTTTGTAGATCATCTAGAGTTACATTTTTTATTTTACTTATCTCCATAGGAGCAGTTCGAGTAGCTTTAAAATTTTCTATTTGATTCTCTATCTTTGTTAAATCGGTTTGAGCAAGTTCATATTTATTTTTTGCTTTTTCATAATTTTCTCTTCTTCTTGCTAAATCTTGTTTAAACTGTGAAGGTGCATCATCTTCTGGCATATCTTGATCCATGGCATCAAGAACTCTAATCTTGTTTCTTTCACTCGGTGTTAGTAGTTTATATCTACTAATACTGTCTCTACCTGTAAAATCACCGCTGGTTGAGCTAAGAGTTCTAATTGGTCGTTTATCTTGAAAGGTTGTTGTTCCATAAATATTATTTTTTGTAAGATATGGATCATTACCTATTAACGCCATATCAATAGCACCAGAAAATAACTCTGGTACTCCTCCATACTCCACTGGTGTGCCATACGCATATTCTGGTTTTGCAAAATCTAACAAGTTTTCATATGTTCTGGTTACATCTGATTGTAGCTCTTCAAGCACGGCATATAATTTACCATCTGCTCCTCTTACAATCATGGCTCTTGAGTAACCGAAACCTTTACTATAATAATCGTGAGGTAAGTCAAGTTCGCTGCCGTCACGACCAGAATCTAATATCTCTTCACGACTGTTACCAGAAACCATCTTTGTTTGTTGTAATGTTCTTGCAGTTGGACTGTTTGTTAACGAACCAGCTGTTAATCTTTCTTGATCTGGATTCACTGCAACAACACTTATACTATCTATCTCAAATGCCTGTCCACTACCGAGTTGTGAAGCATCACGGTCTGGGTTTCTTTGAATGTCTATTCTATTTCCAGTTGCATTTGGAACCTCTATGTTTATGGGTTTACCAGTAACTGTTCCAAGAGATTCGTATATTCTTTGTGTGGTTTCTAACGCTTGTGCTTCTGTATTACCAAGATTAGTTGCTAAAGTTGGATCTTGTAAAATATCACCTTGTGTGATTGCAAAGTTTCTAAAAGGTCCACCTTCTTGTCTATTCTTAGCACTTCTAACTTGCAACTTGACAGTTGGACGCATCTGGTCAAACTCATAGATAATCTCTTCCATGGTTTTTGTTTCATTTTGATTTCTTACAAGATATTCTTCTAGTCCAGAAACAAATGCCTCACCACCTCTGTTGTGAATAACTAAGTCGCCTTGTTCATTTGGTGCATCAAAAACTGTCGCTATCGCCTTGATTTTTTTAGGAACTGTAGTTTTTACTGCTATTTCATCTAAATTAGGAATAGAGTTATAGTCTGGCTTACCATCTATTTTTGGTGCTGCTTTGACTGCTTGACCAAATTCTTTTCCTTTACCCTCTACTGGTATGTATTTAACTTCATCTTGAATTGTTTCTCTGAACTGTTCTCTTCCAAGAAAACCGACAGAACCTTCTCTTCTACGCTCTTGTTTTCTTAATTCATCATAAACCTCAGAAACTTTTACTGGTCTTTTCATACCAAACTTATTATCGGAAGCTAACTTAATCAGTTTGATTCTTAACGGAGATACAACTGGATCTTCTGCATCTGCAAATCTTTCTCTATTTTTAGCTGCTTTAAACCTTGACGCTATTCTAGAATCAGTCATGTTGATTCCAGCTGCTCTGTCCGTCTCAATCTTTTTTTCTATTTCTTTTAATTCTTCGTCTGCTACTTTTTGAACAGTTGGATTACCAACAGAGTCACCTTTAAGATCTTTATTAAAAAATGTTTGATCCTCATCAATGTTTGGATCAGTATCAGTAGTGATCTCTAAGTTATCATCTGCCTTTTGCTCTGGAGTTCTTTGTGTCCCACCACTAGCGGCTTCGTTCATCAATATCTCAGCCGTTCCTGCGGGTACATCTTTTGCTCTGTACTTGGCAAAGCTAGGTCCATACAAACGAGCAGCAGTCTGCATAGCTAGTTGTTGAGAAGGTGGCAACATGCCTCCAGGTCCCATGGTGTCACCAATCAAACCTGCAATC